TGTTGGGGCGGAATCCGAAATCTGGTCATCTTTTTCCTTGACAAATAACATCAAGACTGCTACAATATTGATGTATTGCTGGTAGAGAATGCTACCCTCGTCGCAAGGCGGGGTCTCTACCACCACCGAGTAGCATCGGGAGCAATACACTTTTAGCAATACAACTCCAAAGGAACACATTACCATGAAAAATCCTGGACTCTATATCCTTACTTCCCCGAGTGGCAAACAGTATGTCGGTAAAGACAGTAATTTGCCAAGCCGTGCTACACAACATTTGCACGGTAGACCTCAGTGTCCTGCTATCCACGACGCGATCCAGAAATATGGACGTAACGTCTTTTCTGTTGAAATCATCCGATACCCCGGCATTTCGCATGAGGCATTGAACGCTGTAGAACGATGGTGGATTAGACGGCTTCAAACACTGTCTCCATCGGGTTACAATTTGACCGAAGGTGGTGATGGTGTTGTCCCCTCTGAGGAAACACGCCAGAAAATGAGAGAAAATGCCGTGAAACGCGTTGAGGACGGTACACACAACTTCCTTGATGGTGAAGTTGCGCGGCACACTAACAAAAAACGACTGGAAGATGGTACACACATTTTTCTTGATGATGAAATTCAGCAGCACGCTAAGAAAAAACGAGATGCGACTAACAAAAAACGACTGAAAGATGGTACACACAACTTCCTTAATGATGACTTCCAACGTCAAGTTCAGAAAAAACGCGTTGCGAATGGCACTCATCACTTCCTTAGCGGTGAAATTTCTCGGCGCACTCATAAAAAACGACTTGATGAAGGCACTCATCACTTCCTGGGAGATAGCAATCCAGCAAAGCGCCTGTCCAAAGAAGGCAGACACCCCCAGACAATCAAGCGTCTCAAGGGACAATGGTGCTATATCATTGCGGTGTCTCGGTTCTACTATGAAATTCACGATTATACCCTCAAGCGTCGCAAGGATTTCCTGTCTAAAGACATCCCCGATCTGTCAAATGCCGAACAGACATACCTTTTTTAGAGGGACAGGGGACCTGTCCCCTACAACACACTAATCATTATAAGTGATGACCCCCCGGTAAGGACGAACCGGCTCCGCAATCTCTTTTCTTTCTGTCCCCACTGCGGCAAACGGGAGTCTCCGCGTGCCTTTGCTGGATGCGCCGTCCGCCGTCACAACGCTCACAATGACATCCGCGACCTTCTCGTCAACCTTCGAGAGATGAAACATTCGTTTTTTCTGCCAGTCGATGGACTGCACCTCCGTGAGGATCTCGAGTTGCGTGGTCCGTAAAATTTGTGGCACCGTTAGCGACAACTCCGCCGCACATTGATGGATCATCCCCAAAAGTGCCTCTTCGTGAGCGTCGCCCATCAGCGTGTCTACATCAATGCCCTCCGCCGACAGACGTTTGCGAACCGTGCGCTCGGCATCCGGGGCGAAGGGTTGTTGCGATAGATAGGCATCGGAGATATGATCCGCCGTGACATCCGGCGCAATCAACCCACGCACCGCATCGTAATGGTCAGAGGTCAGAACCGTTGCTGGCATTTTTATCAGTTACCAGTTACCAGTTGTCAGTTACCAGTTAAAAGAGAGTTTCCGTAACATTTCGGTTCCGAATTGAGCACGGCTCTCAAAGACCCTCTTAAACTGGTTACTGGTTACTGAAAACTGGTTCCTCCTCCTATTCCAAAACTTTCAGTGCCTTGGCACCCGTCTCACCCATCACGACGATGTAGATCGCCTTCTTCGGCTGATAGGAAATCCAGCCCCAGATCTCGGAGCAGACGATGTATTCGACCTGCTTGAGCATGTCACGCGTCGTCTCGATGATGTCCGTGTTCATTTGAGACACATACTCGACAGCTTTCCGCTTGTCATACACGACAAAGGCGTTGTGCTTCGTCAAACTGTTGCCCGATCCCGCTTGAATCCGCTCCTCACAGTAGTCGTGCCAGCCGACCCGCGTGCCTTGCGACAGTTGGTTCATCACGGAGAAGTTACCACCCCAACCGCTCATGATGGCGTTCGGACGCTCGTTCATGTTCACTAACATCACGTTCGTCCCGGCGACCTTCGCCAACTGGAGCTCCGTAACATCCTCGTCCGTGCCGATCCCGGAGGTCAGCATATAGGAGCGTTTGAACTTTTTCTGGAGTGCAAGCCACGCTTTGGGCGTCATCGCATCCGTTGCATCGGAATCCAACTCCTGGAGCCGAATAAGCGTGCCACCGAGGTTGTCGCCACCGGCACCATGAAACATCGTCTCAAGCCCTTCATCCACCTTCGCCATAATCCGCTGGACACCGATCTCCTCAACGTGTTCCATCGCTTTGTCAATGAACTCGACTTCCCGGAGGTGTTCGTATGTGAACGGGATCGCCAGCATCCGCTTTTTCGGCTGGATGGGACGTTCAGAGGTGTCGAAGGTCGCCATCGGGGGATCCGCCGCAGGGGTCCGCTGCTCCTCACGGAACGCGTCTTCCTCATACTCGAGGATCGTGGCACGGTAGTCCTTCTTGCTCGTCTCTGCCATGCGGGTCGTCAACTCATCGAGATTGATGTCGACCTCCACATCCTGGTCCCAGTGCGCCATGGCATCGTGGTAAGGGGTCAACGTCGAACCGGGGGCGGTATCGTGGACATCTTGGAAGGTGCCGGCACGTTCCCATCGCGCACGTCTTTCGGCTTTTCGGGCCGCGGCTTCCATCTGCGGGCGATACACTGTGCTTCGATACGCGTTCAGACACAACTCTTTGAGTGCTAATTCTCGGGCTGGGTCACCGATCACGTCTTCACACCGAGTCGGCCAGATCCCCGCCGCAGGGTTACATTCCGTGGTCATTTCCAAATCGTCAAGCACGACCTCGAACCCGGAACGCCGTTCGTCATCGGCACCCAACTCACCGTCTCTCTCTGGATCGTATTGGGAATCAAGATAGGCAGAATACGGCATGCCTGCATCCGCTGCTTCCTCGACAAGCCCCGCACGCTGAGACGCATTGCGAGTTCGTTCTACCAGTTCCCGTGTCGTCATTAAAGGCATTCTCTTTTCTCCTTTTCTGTTGGTTGTCAGTTGTCAGTTGTCAGTTGTCGGTTACAAGAGGGAAATCTCGCTAAACGGAGACCTCTTCACCGATAACCGATAACCGATAACCGATAACTACAATGTAATCAAGGCGTGTGTGGTGTCGAACGCCAACACAGAGCCTTTGCCCTTTAGAGCCGCAACAACATTGTTAATCTGCGTCCGAGCATCGTTGTACGCCGTTAACTTCTCTGCATCGGTATCTATATCTGCTGCAGCGAGTGCCGCAAGGTCTGTAGGCAACGTAACAGCCTTCACATACCCCTTGGCATTGCTGTTCGACGCATCCACGCCAGCGACTAACTTGTTGCTACGTGCAACCGTTACGACCGTTCCATCTGCTGCCTTCGCAAGCGGGACACGCAACCCACCGAACATGTAAGCAGCCGTGATATGGGTACTGTCAACAGCGATAATCACGCCATCAAATTCCTCACCATCTGCCGGCAACTCGGCTTTGCCAGCGTCATTGATTTTATAGACCTTGCCGACTGCCGTGCTACGGTTCTTCTTCGTGATGTCATACGTGATCGTCGATTTATCATGCGGGATACTCGTCGTCACCACATGAGGGTGTTCCTTTAAAGCCATTCCTCGTTCCTCCTGTAATTGGTTGTCGGTTTTCAGTTATCGGTTTTCAGTTAAGAGGGTTTTCGGTAACAATCTACCGCCCTTTGGCATATTCCAAACTGGGGAAAATTGTTACAAATATACCTCTTTGCTGACGGTTTCCGACAGCCGACAGCCTCTTTGCCATTCTCTACCGCCATCTCCGTTTCCGTTGACGCGGGCTCCGTTTGTTTCGCTCGGGGGGCGGTTCATGCTCGTCGCTGGTCGATCTGCCACCAGATAACGCCGCATCGCCCTTCTTCTTGTTCTGCGCAATATGCGTTTCGAGTTTCTCAAGCGGCATGTCGCCGTAGTATTCGCGGTGATAGTCTTCATCGAACTCGTCACCGTAGGCACGGACGCCCTGCTTGATCGCTTCCTCAACACGCGCTTCCCGATACGCCTTGCCATCCTCGGCGGCTTTCGTCAGATCGGCGATCTCGTCTTTCTGCGTCTCGACTGTGCCGCGAAGCCCCGTCACTTCCGTTTTCACTTTCTCTAAGACGTCATCGGGGTCATCGGTAGAACGTACATCCTTGAGACCGACCGCCTCCCGCAACTGCGTCACCTGCTGCTGACGATCCGTCTTGACACCCTCCGAGGCTGTCGTCAAGTCAGCAATCTCATCTTTCTGGGTTGACACGGTGGTGCGCAAACCCGCAACCTCGGTTTCCAGTGCCTTCACAACCGCATCGGGTTCGTCCGTCGACCGGATACTCGGGATGTCCAGCGCATCGCGCAACTTCTCAATCCACTCTTGATCTGTCATCAGAATTTCCTCCATAAAACTTCGCATCGCTTTGGCAGGGTTCATCTCGCCATCTTCTATGATGTCAGGCAGGTTTCCCATCAGTGCAAGAAACCGCTGCTTCTCGATGGAAGTGTTTCGGTTAGACCCGAACTCAACGAGTGAGACCTCTTTGAGCCGAGCATCAAAAATTGTATATGTAGCTACCTCTTTTTTGCCGCTCTTGTTCTCGTACTTTTTTCCCATTCTATGGGTACACTTTCCCTCACGTTCAAGGTCGGTATCCCAATCCCAGTAGGAGTAGCGTTTGATAGGCAGGTTACACAGATTGCAAACCTCACGCGCATCGTAGAACCCGATGGACACCTGGTTCACTAACTCATGTTCGATCGCACGAATTAACTGCGCACTCGACTTGAAATGCGAATCCGAATAATCCATGTCCTTGAGAATGTAAAAGTCGATGAGCAACTCGTTCTTGTCGGTGAGTCGCGCATTCACGGAACGCCCATACCCGAAAGAACGGGAACGATAGAACCCGTGATGGTCTTTCAATGCGACACCGAGTCTCGCTTTCGCATCCTCCTCAAAGTTCTTGAGCGTCGTCTTCGGATCCATGATGGAGTGATGTCTGTCCAACTTGTCATTAGTTGCGGTTATTCGTAACCAGTACTTATCTTCGTCCTCCTCAGGGAGATCCTCATGGATGGCTCGGGTACCGATGCTACAAGGGAATAACCTTATATTTTCCATATATTTTCCTCCTTTCAATCGTTGATTTAACCCTCTCCACACCTGTTTTTTTCTTGACAAAACGCCTAATAAACTGCTATAATATTACTGTATTGCTGGTAGGGAATGTCATCTGCCTCGCTTGAGGTAGTCCCTACCAAACCGAATGACATCGGGAGCAATACACTTTTAGCAATACAACCCCCGAAGGAGTTTATGATGAAAAATCCTGGTATCTATATCCTTACTTCCCCGAGTGGCAAACAGTACGTCGGTAAAGATCGCAATTTGCCACGGCGTGCTAACGAACATCTCCGCGGAGGAGATACCAAATGCCCTGCTATCCATAAAGCAATTCTGAAATATGGGCATGATGCCTTTTCTGTTGAAATCATCCGATACCCCGGTATTTCGGAAGAAACCTTGGATGCTGTCGAACGTTGGTGGATTAAGCGACTTCAAACCCTGTCTCCGAATGGCTACAATTTGACCAATGGGGGCGATGGCGGCAAACTTTCCAAAAAAACACGACAGAAAATGTCTGAACGCAATCGGAAAAGAGTTGAAAACGGTACACATAATTTTCTCGGTGGTAGTATTCAGCGCCACACTAACAAAAAACGCGTTGAAGAAGGCACGCACCCCTGGCTTGGTCCTGAAACGAATCAAAAAATGTGGAACGACCCAGAGCATCGTAAGAAAATATCTCATGCGATACGTGAACATAATAAAGACCCACAGGTGCGTAAGAAAAAGTCTCAAAGAAATCGAGAACAGATTAAAGCAGGCACGCATAATTTCTGTAACGCTGAAGTTCGCCAAGAAGCCCTTAACGCGCGTCGGCGGAAAAAGCAAAAAGCAGAATGGATGTGGACCCATTCTATTGCTATGTTTTTGTATGAAATTCATGATTATACCCTCAAACGTCGTGCCGAATTCTTGTCAAAAGACATCCCTGATACGTCAAACGCTGAACAGACATACTTTTTTTAGAGGTCGGTATCCCTATGCTGAAGTTTCCCCATCCCGCCGAAAACTCGCATCCCTGCAGAATGTTTGGTTTTCTCGGATTTGTATTTCTCCACAGCATCCTGGTATGTCATGTCGTCGATCCCTTCCATGTCTTGTAGCTCTTTTAATTTTTTAAGGTTGTCAATCTTGACACCCTCCGCCTCCGCTTGGTTCTTAACATCCATGGGATCTGGCGTGTTCTCAAAATAGAACATCACCTTCCCCTGCCGTCCCTCCGCCCGTAGCACGAAGCCCAAAAGGGTTGAAAACACGCCCGCCACCGTGGACTGGATACTCGATATGTTGACCCGATAGTCCTTCCGCTGCTCCTGGGCATGGCTTTCCGCGACATGTTCATTGGACCCCTGCTTAATAGGGGTGCTCCCCGTCGCTCTCCCAACTCTCCGATCGTAAAGCCTCATCAATCCGTCAACGAGCCCGAAGAACGAGGTCTGCATCTGACCTCCTTTGGGTGTATTCACTGTCACAATATCCAGATGTCCATACCCTTCATTCGGCCTCAACTTCGAGTACGTCTCGTTGATGCCGTTGAGGAAGTCTTGGATAAACTGGTCTTCCGCTTCAACATCACCGATAATCTCCGCCGGCATGAAGTCTTTTAACTTCTCCGTATCCACCGTGAAGTCCGATCGCGCCCAGCCTTGGGACTCCAAAACCCTCCGAAAATCGTGCATGACACCGAGCATCCGGATGACATCTAAGGGTGCCGCTTCCAACATGGATCGACCGAACGGTTCATTCGGTCCCGCATTGAACGGCACATACATCACCGTCGGATCGTCCTGTAGCGATACCCATTTCCCGTTCTGCCACTGACCGAGATGCCAGTCGTTACCCATTCGGTTGAAACGCGCTACATACGGATCCAACACCGCAATGTCCATCGCCATGTCGCCTGTCTCGTTGAGTTCCAACTCCCAAAAAATAGCACCCGCTTTGTAGATGCCGGCAAACACCCTATCAATCAACACGTCCGGGTCATGGTGTTTCTCCTCAAGCCTCGCAAAGAAGTCGTCGATAATCGGCGTGGCACCTTTCGGCGTCACTTGGTATCCCCAAGACTCGTTTGCATTCCGCAGGAAATCCGTGTATGCCTTGTTGACCTCCGGGCTAATGCTCGTCACGACCTTCATGAACTGATCGACCGGCAGACGCATCAACTCTTCTTCTGTCCAATTCTTCAGCTGCCAAACACTTCGGGATCGTTCCGGGGGTGCGACATGATACATCGTCTGTTGACGGTGCGGGTCCTGCATCGAGACACGACCGCCAGCCAACGCCCGTGTATTCCGGGACCGTGCGGCTGCTCTTGGGTCCCTACCAAAAATCCGTTTGTTGAAGGTTTTGAAGGATCGTTGTAGATTCATCGCATTTTAACGCTACCGTGAATGACGCGTCCGCTCCCGATACGGTTTCCCGACCCTTTTTCGAGCGTCCGCACCAGATAACTCGTGCCGTCTATGCCGTGCTTTTCTCCGTCTGTCTCGGCATCGTCCTTTTGCGGGTTACCCGTCCGTTTCTCGCTGTAACTCAAACCCAAAAACTCATCTGTTACTTCCACAGGCAGATACTTTTCCTTCAGCGTTTCATCTGGCGGATGTACCAACCGATCCCGTAAAAAGAAAATAGCAGGTTGCCCGGTCTCGTCGACCTTCAATCGTTTCTGCACAACTTGAATCTGTGCCACTTTGTCTTTGGGGGGTTCGTTGACTCGGAAGCCCACGCGCCGCAACTGCTCTACGCCATCCTGATCCGCTGAGTCTACCGCCGCATACCGTATCTTCTTCTTCTCGTCACGATCACAGTTATCCAGTATCAGCTGTATCAAGTCGGGTTTTATCAGATTCGTTTTGTAGATCTCCTTGTAGGCGTAAAGTCGATCGTCAGGGGCGTGTGCCCACCAAATCACGCTCGCCGCATCCCGATATCCCCAGTCGACACTCAGATACCGCGGCCAATTCGGCATAATCGATGCACTCGTTTTATCGAGGATATGGATCTCCGGGTCAAACCCTTCAAAGACTAAATCCTCACCGGAACCCCATAACCCCAGAAAGCCGCGTTTGAAACGTAAGCCTTCCAGGTTCTTGAGTTTCTCCACACGCCGAAAACCGCTATCGGTGAACAGGTGTTCGATCTTCTTGAGAAGTTTCGGATCCGGGTTGTTTTCAAACGCCCTTTTGAATTCCGCTAACTTCGGATCCTTCTGATTGATGATCTCCGGATTGTCTAAAAAGGAGAGCGAAAAATACTGAAGTTTCCCTTCCTTCGCTTGCTGGCGAATCCAGTGATTCGGGATACTCGGATTGCAATCCCCGACCAACTGTGCAATCGGCATTACACCCGCACGTTCCGTAACACGACCCGTCAACTCGTCCCACGCCTCGAAAGGGAGCAGCTCACACTGGTTGACGAATGCCGCATCGAAAAAGTCCGATAACAGGTTCTGCGGTTTGTCCAGCCCATTCACGTAGATACGCGTCCCGTTCTTATACTCAAAGAACTCCGGCTTCTCACCCCCGAAACGCGTGACATCCGTCGGATTCGAGGCATCCCGACTCGTTGGGGTATAGCCCAAATACTTGTAGTAGGTCGGCAGGATGTTCCGATAGACACGACTCAGACTTCGATGTACGAACGTCATTCGAGAGCCTTCAAACTCGTTCGCAAGCGCATCCATATACGCACAAAGACTAAATGTCTTACCCGCATCATAGGTGCCACCCGCAACTTTTACGCTCGCCGTTGACTCCCATAAGTCCAGCATTTTTCCGTAAATCGCAAATTTACCTCGACTGAACTTATACGCGTAATGGGGCATCTAAATCAAACCGTCCGTTTCTTGAGGTCCTTTCCCGGAAGTTTCGCTAAGACTTCTCGCATCGTCTCGTCATATTCGCGAATCACGACCACCTGATCCTCAGGTGGCGCATTCGCGTGTGCCTCTTTCTCACGTTCCACTGTTTTTTGCTTAGCATCTTCCTGAGCCTGACGTGTGTTCGCGTCATAGCCGCGATGCACCAGATACCACCGCTTCATTAACTGGTCAACTGTCGCACCCAACCACCGTAGACTTTTTATTGTCTCGATCTTCTCCACAATCCCATCCCAGTCCTCATCTTCAATCGAGAGCGCGACCCTATCCAATAATTTGTCATAGAGATTTAACAGCGTGTTAATTGTTTCTGTATTTTCTAACTCGCCGCGCTGGTTTTTTGGCACCGCTGGCACATTTTCCTGCCCTTCTTGCGTCAATTCCGAATCCGGTAAACGAAATGTCCCTTTTATCACACGAACGAGTTCGCCATCTGCCACCATCCTCGATATGCACTTATCTATAGATGCTACCTTAGCTGGGATCGCTTTCTTAATTTCAGCAGATGTCTTTTCGCCGTCCCACGGCAGATCCAAAATCCGCTGTTTCAGTTTGGGTTTCGATGGAGATTTTGACATAATTTCTACCTTTTTTCTGTCAGGTACTACCCGAATTTTGTCAGGTTCCACCTTTTTTCTGTCAGTTCGGGTCCCCTTTTTGTCAGGGTGCTGTCAAACTCTTAACGCATTGTTAACTTCCGTTTCGGAGTCCAAAGAAGTATCCCATCACGATGATCGTGGGAATGTTGACCCCGAGGTATCGGAGAACCTCCGGGTCAACTTCCAAGATAACTTTCTGTATCGCGCTGCGGAAACCATAACGCCATACATCCTGGTTCAGTCGATTACCTCATTAATATTTTATCTAAAGAAACGCAGTCCCTTAAAGCACATTCCGCAAAACGATATGTCGATTTACAATACATAAACAATACATATGAAAAAAAAGCAGTCGCAAGAGATGTGTGCTAAACGAAGGGAAACCCCTAAGGAGTTTTTTGCAGAAGTGGGATATAATGACGCGTATCAGAGTAGATACCAGTGGTAAGGAAAATAAGAAAGAGTAGGACTTACGCAATTTCCGATAAGTACCCACGGCCCGCACACCGCTGGCGAGGTTTCAAACCGCGCCAGCAAAGGGTGCTGCGTAAGTTCTGAAGAGGATAGAAAACCAGCCAAGCGAGGATGTGAGACGGAAAAGGACGCTATCGTTGGAGCAGTTCAACGACTTGCGTAGCAGCAGAAAACTACAGGGTCAATGGAAAGGAAATTTAACACTACAAAGGAGAGAATATAATGTTAGCGGTCAATGTACCCAAGCCAAAAGACTTGGGAAACCTGTTAAGAGTCCGTCAAACAACAAGAGTTGTTTAGCATTCTCAAAGCCCGCGTCTTGTGCTTTGTTTGTGTTTCTCGCTTCATAGAGGTTGGTAACCCAACGCTCTCCACGATGGGCGCAGGTTTCCGCCCGTAAGCGTATGTTTAATGCAGCGTTGTGGTCTCGGTCTAACGAAGTGCCACAAAAACTACAATTATCTGAATTTCTCAAAATAATTGTCAATTTCATCTCTCAACTCAATACCTGCCATTTCAAATGCTTCCAACAGGTCGATGTAACTGCCGTTACCTCCGAAAAAATCCCAGAGTTCTTCTGCAATCAAAACCTCGTGATCCAAGTCTAACATCCCTTTCAGTGTCCACCGTTTATACGGTTCTGGCTCATAAGGATTGTAAGGAAACCCAATTTTTGTGTTTACAATTGCTTTTGGATCTCGTGTTAACTCAGCAGCGGTCCACTGCAAAAGAGTTTGTTTGAATTTCTCAAAATCATTTTTGTTAGGTTTCACAGTTTTTAGATCGAATAAAAACAGTTCGCCTTCGTGGTTTTCCAGCCAGACATCTACCTGAGTCAGTTTTACTGTTTCCAAATCTCCGGTTTGACAAACTTCCCTAATTTCCTGTGTTTCCAGAGATTTATTAGGATCTCTATTCCTGGCAATTACTAATTCATTGATAATTGTCTGTATGTGTCGCTGTGCGCCAGTGCTGATTTGGTTAAAGGGTTTCACTTGAGTTTTGACAACCTTAAACCTTTCACGCGCTAACGCAAGAGCGACTGGTTCATAAATTGAGACACCAAATGTCGTATTCAGGGATTGAATGAAGGAATATAAAGCCATCCTATCTTTACCGAGCAAACGATAGTGAAAAGGCATATGTTTGGTTTCAGGAGTGTAAGCTTGAAACTTAGCTCGCAAACAATCCTTAATCTTTTCTTTTATCAGGGTCTGTCGTTGTGAATGCATCTATTCAACTCCTTCTCTCTTTCAAATGGAATATTGTCTCAGAATACGCTGACTCCCGATTTTTTTCTGTCCGATTTAAGACGGGGCGTTTGTGCTGATTAACAATGTGCATCCCCGCTATTTCAGCGATAGTCGGATACATATTGAACTTATCGTTTGCAACAATGAAAACATCATAAGCGTCAGTTAAAAACCGCTTACAGTTCTTGAAAACTGCTGCTACGCCGTGGATGTAAGATTCTCTCGCCTCGCGCCCTTTACCTCTAAATAAGGGACCAATCTCTAATTCATCTAACCTTTTGAAACCGAAGAGATCATAAGCGTAGGCATGTTGCTCATGGTAGTTGATAAGTCCAACATACGGCGGACTTGTAAAGATACCCTTAATTCGTTGTTTTTGGGCAATCTCTGCGGATTGTGGATCGACCTGTTTCAACATTCTGAAGATGTCAATCGTCCGAGAATCACCGGTTAAACAGTGTTGACGCGTATCTGTTTTTAGTTTACCAAATTCAACCCATCGTTGCACACTATCCTTACAGTATCGTTCCCACCAACTGAGAATTGAAAAGAGCGGTTTGCATATTTTCCCATGTTTTCTGCAATAATATGTTGTTGTCATGGGCTTCCGTAGCGTTCCTAAATCTGCATGTGTCGTCGCTCGGCACGAGCGAATCGTCCGGCTTAATATTAACATCAAGGCGTTTTGTATTGAAGGATCCTTTACCTTTCTAATCAAACTATGGACGAAATCAATCTCGGCTCTAACGCTCGGAAGATACCACTGCTTCATAAAACGGGCAGAGTCAATTGGCATCTGTATATCAATTTGATACTCAGAGACGAGTCCATGATAGATATTTAAAAATTCGGCTTCCTTCTGAGTTCCGTACTCCTTTTGATCGATTTCACCCGCTCTGATCTGGCGTTTGAAAGACACTGGAAAATATTGGTTATTGAAATCAACAAGCATTTCCGCAAGTTTCGATTCAAATTCGACTATCTTGGATGTAGCAACAAAGTTTTTGAGGGATACCGTGATTTTCTGGCTTTCCTCATACAAGCGGGTCAAATTATATGTCGTTACTTTAGCATTGCTAATGAAGGCATTAAACGCCGAAACATCAAGACCAATTGCGTGCATTCCAAGTTCATTTGCTTGGACCAAAGTCGTCCCACTCCCACAGAACGGGTCAAGCACAATATCACCGGGGCGAAAATAGATATCGCGTTTAAAGTTATCAGTGTGAGCATCTAAAAAGTAGCCTACGAGTTGTGGAATAAATTTGCCTTTATAGGGATGTAACCTGTGAACATGCTTTGTGGTTTCCGCCTCTTTGATTTTTTCAAAGGACAGGGTCCAATTCAGGTCATCACCGAGCTCATCTTTCCACCGTGTTTTACGGTGGTTTAGACTATAATAATTCTCAAGACTTTGCACGGGAATCAACGTTGACCCCTTATCTACAACGGATTCAATCCTTCCATACTGGATTAAGTAGGTGATATTCGCAGGTGTGACATTTTTGTTGAGATGTTTTGAAGCCCATTGACTTGCTTGTTTAGGTGTAAGAAGCATCTTTCGTATGTTTCCATTTAATTGGTTGAGGGTGAGTCTACTTTCTGAAGAACCACTTTGCTCTAACGCCTCAATCAGTATAGGGGAAATATAACCAAGTGTCAAGAAAAAGGTCCCCGGAGGCTACTTATTGCGAAACTATACTTGAAAAAGTCATATACTTATGATATAATAATGTTTTGTAAAAGGTATCAATGTTTCATATCCCCCCGCTTACGATCGACACGGACGCGGACCTACCCGAGGATAACAAATGTCATCTAAACTCGAACGAACGACCTTCACACTCACCGAAAATCAAATCAAATGGCTCGCTCAACAGAGCGAAAGAACAGGTTTACTCAAATCTGAAATCGTCCGACGCGCAGTCGACGAATACGCAGCGCGCGAAGATACCAAAGAGGAACGCAAGTTGCTCACATCTGATCAGTGGAGAGAAATTAGGGAAATGGCGCGCGCCACGGGGAAATCCGCGGTGAATGTCGTCCGACGCGCAATCGACAGGGAACGCAACCGATTTTTTCGCCGATACTAATCATTCACCTGTAGGAGCGAGTTCCACTCGCGACTCTCAACTTCAATCAAGGAGCTTACAGATGCGTAAAGAAATTTATTTCGACGATTACATCACGGTCATCGTGACAGACGAAAAAGGTGCTGGTGGTGCACATCATGCTTATGAGATCCTCAACAGAGAAACCGGCGAAGTGTTGGATACTGTTTCTTTTCAGAATGGGCCCATCGCTGACAATGGCGTGAACGGATCCACGAACGAGGCGTATTTGGCAATTGTTGGGCATCGGCTTGAATGTTTCCAGTCCGGTCCCTTCCCATCACATTGGAGTGTGAAAGCACAGCACGGAGTGGATTTCGCGCGGTCTGTGTTGGAAATGCGAACCGCAGAACGCAAAGCACGCGGTGTTGAAGGCAAGGATATTGCCTAAGGGAAGGCATCCTTAAAAAATGAAGGACGCACGCTGCAATATTTACGCACGATGCGATCAGGAATGTAAATCCGACCATTGCGACGACTACGGGGCAGATTATTGTGCAGACTGGCATACCGAGGAAGAACACTTTAAATCTGGTCACGGTTTATCTTTCTGTGCTAAATCAGCGTTTCTCAGTTCTGGTTGTGAAGTCTGTGCGGAATGGGCAGTCATTCACCGAGAAATCCAAGAGGGTGAGACGCCCAAACGCACCTGCCACGAATGCTATCACGTGTTTGAACTCAATAGCAAAAACCCCTACGGGGACGTTCTCTACGATGAAGGCATCGGTGCGGTTTATTTCGAGTGTGATGAATGTTCTGTTTTGGAGAGCAGCATCGACGATATTGAAGATGAAATCGACCGAATGGCGGAACTCATGGAAATGGGCAGAATTTGAAAGGCGCGCGTGGTATCCTCGTTAGATTTCTGACATGGATTCACGCTTTGCTTGATGAAGCCTGCCACGTGTAATACGGGTTGCCAGACCGTAGTTCCGAAACGATAGGCAGTCGACCTATCGCACAGTCCAAAGTCTGTTTCTACAGATATGTTCGGAAATCTACAGGTTTAATTCATCGGATAGCACGGTCCTTTTGTGCAGTCCCATTCCGACGCTGTGGGAGTATGTCAAATTAGAGTGAGGTTGGGTGGATCAAGAGGCAGAAGTCCATTTGCTGACCCAGTTATAGATAGTTCTTTTAGTAACTTCTGTGAATTGAGCAAATAGTATTTTGCGTTTTTCTTGTAATGTTAGCGTTTCTGGTAACCCATAAAAAACGCGACGTGCTTGATTGTAATATGGGCTTCTCTTTGCTTCAGAAACCTTTTGGCGAACTTCAGGGCGTTTCATAGAGCAGTTTTCAGATATTTTCCGACAGATTTCCGCGGGACGTTTTCTACCTTTGAGTGCATTAGAAACTTTCTGACGAACTTCAGGACGTCTCATTGCGCAGTTTTCAGACATTTTCCGACGGGTTTCTGCAGAATGCGTTTTGCCAAACATCGGGTTTTTTTCACCTTTATTGGCTGCTGAGAGGTTTCGGCGATGTTCTTCAGAACGTTTTCTGCCTTTCATGGATTCCGAGATGCTGCGCTTGGTTTCTTCTGAAAGAGGCTTGCCTCTTTTAGGTGAGGGCTTGCCATAGTTATTGTTGTTTTCACCTTTACGGGATTCAGACATTTTCTTACGAGTTTCATCAGAATGAGAACTGCCGCTCTCACCGCCAGTGGTTAGATTATATCCGTGAGGTGCAACTGTATTAAATTTCATAATCGCTTCCACTTCAAGTGTGTTCAAGAATTCGGAGATAATGCCATCATGAAGTACCTCATAGGTGAAAGCATTTTGTCCATATTTCGCAATTGCTTGTTTGATAAGACGATTACCACTTCCGTTGAGATGTTTGCGTATCCTTGTTTTCTCAACATCGTGGCGTGTTTGCCCAATATATGATTTGCCATTCACTGTGTTTGTGATTTTGTAGATAGAACCCATGTCAAGCTCCTGTAGGTTAGGGGACCTCGCTTGACATTTCAAAAGGAAGTGTGTTAAAATGAAAATGCCAAAACAAGATTCCGGTGTAGTGAATTGGTTGATTGTTTCTGGCACTGTGGGAGGGCTGACCCCCTCTCACCTTACCTTCCTATATTATACCATTTTCCCCACTTTTTAGCAAGAGAAATAAGCGAAAAATTGAATCCAGGAGCGGACGACACAGATGCCAAAAGTTTACAATAAACGTCGTCCTCGTGAAATACCTAAAGATGCCGTTTATGTCGGTAGACCTTCTAAGTGGGGCAATCCGTACAGGGCTTCTCACACCAAAACACGGGAGCAAGCGATTCATGAGTTCCAAACGTATGCCGAACTCAAAGATTTTCACGAGAAAGACTGGTTGGAACCGCTCAAGGGGAAGGACCTGGTGTGCTGGTGTTCGCCGTTGCCGTGCCACGCCGATATCCTAATTAAACTTGCAAACGAGGACATAGAAACCAAACGCGCACGACAGGCAGCAATGGGGAAGGTTGATTAACTGCATCTAAAAATCTATAGAAATATACATATTTTCGTTGATTTCTATAATGTTTTGTGCTATAATATCTATATGAAATATTATAGTGCTAAGCAAGCTTCGGAGATACTTGGCTATAATGCGAACTATCTCCGTGAGCTCGAAAAACAAGGTAAGATTGCCTGTATCCGAACCGCAGGCGGACATAGGAGATATGACGTTGACTCGTTCATCAAGGTTTCCAAATCCGAACCAGATACTTTTACTACCGTATGCTACTGCCGAGTCTCCTCCGCAAAACAAAGAGATGACCTTGAAAGGCAGGTCAACCTCATGCGATCGCTCTATCCCGACGCTGAAGTTATCCGAGATATTGGAAGCGGTCTCAACGAAAAAAGACGAGGGTATAGAG